CCCCACCCATAAAATCTACAAAGGCAGCAAGACCACCTATGCAGACTGGTGCAAACAGCACGGATTCCTCTATGCAGCGAAACTCATCCCCGCCGCATGGTTCCGTGAACCGAAGAAAGACACACAGGGCTTGAAGGAGAAGCCCAAAAAGAAAGAGAGCTAAACATGAACCCCCAGAACCTCACCTTCAAGGAGCGTGATGCAACCACAGGCCTCCATCTCACCTACAACATGGCAGACATCCCCGCCGCAGAGTACGAAAAACTTGTCATGCGTGCAGGATGGTTCAGCATCGGCTTCCACTACATCATCCACCCCGACGGCGGCGCAGAGAAAGGGCTTCCCATCACACAGCACGCCGACCCATCCATCGAGGGATGGCAGGACAAAATCTGCATCCTCCTCATGGGCGCACCTGATGGACATCCCACAGCCCTCCAACGCGCCGCCATTAACACCATCGCACGGGAACACAACCTTACGCCTATTTACTAGGAGGCAGCATGAGCGACATCATCCGCGCCCATCTCCCATGCCCCGACTGCGGCAGCAGTGACGGAATGACAGAGTACAGCGACCATAGCTACTGCTTTGTCTGTGCGAAATGGACGCCGAGTACAACAAGAGAAAGGACGAATGCAGTGAGCAAACACCTCATCCCCATTGGGGACATGGAGTACCGTGCACTACGGGCACGCGGCATCCGCGAAGACACCTGCCGCAAATACCAGTACACATGCACCAGAGACAATGATGGAAACCCCTTGCAGGTCGCCACCTACTACGACGACGAGGGACGCGCCATCTTCCAGAAGACACGCGACAAAGACAAAAACTTTTGTGTCTTAGGGAAAAAACAGCACCGCTTCTACGGGCAGCATCTCTACCACAGCGGGCGTAAGCTCTGCGTCACCGAGGGAGAGATCGACTGCCTCACCGTATCACAGGTGCAGGACAACAAATACCCTGTTGTCTCCGTTCCATTCGGATGCCAGAGCGCAGACAAAATCTTCCGTGAGAATTTAGATTGGCTTCTTGGCTTCGAGGAAGTCATCGTCATGTTCGACGAAGACGAAGCAGGACAGAAAGCCGTCCGCAAACTCAGCGGCATCCTGCCGCCAGGACGCCTCAAGATTGCCCACCTCCCGCTCAAAGACCCCAACGAATGTCTCTTGGCGGGCAAGCCCGACTACATCATCTCTGCCATCTGGAACGCCGAGGAATACCGACCCGACGGCATCCATAACGGAAAAGATATGCTTGACATCCTCCTCTCAGACGACGGAGACACCGAGGGCTATGACTTCCCATGGGCAGAGCAGCTTACCCGCATGACACGCGGCATCCGCAAAGGAGAGATGATCTTACTCACAGCGGGCAGCGGCATCGGCAAATCCACCACGGCGCGGGAGCTTGCCTATGACCTGCATATGACACACGGGCTGCGCGTCGGCATGATAATGCTTGAAGAAGCCCCTAAGAAAACCCTACGCGACCTCATGAGCATTCACCTCAGCAAGCCCCTCCATCTTATGTGGAGCGAAAAAGTCAAAGAAGAAGTGCGACAACACTACGGCGAGGTATTTGCGGACGGCGGCATCCTCCTTTACGACCACTTCGGCAGCATCGAGAGTGATAACCTGCTCGACAAGATACGCTACATGATCGTCACAGGCGGCTGCGACTTTGTTGTCTTAGATCACATCACCATTGCAGTCACCGCTATGGATGACGCCGCACGGGACGAGCGCAGCACCATCGACCGCCTCATGACCAGCCTCCGCAGCCTCATTGAAGAGACACGCGCAGGAATCCTTGTTGTCTCCCACCTGCGGAAAACAGACAACAAGAGCTGCCCCTTCGAGCAGGGCGGGACAATCAGCATGGACGATCTCAGAGGCAGCGGCAGCCTCAAACAGCTCCCCGACACCATCCTCGCCATCGAGCGCAACCAGCAGACAGAGGACGAGGACGAGCGCAACGTGCTGCGTTTGCGTGTCCTAAAGTGTCGCTTCACAGGAGACACAGGGCTTGCCGACAAAGTACGGTTCAACAAAAAGACCAACCGCCTCGAACCCATCGACCCTCTCGACACACCGAAAGACATACAGAAAGGAGAGGAGGACGAATGTCCATTCTAGTTCCACTTGTATCAAGTGGCATCACCATGAACGAAATCCCCGGGCGTATTGCCGTCTACTTTGAACTGGGCAACTGTACGCAGGGGTGCCCCGAATGTCATAGCCCCCATCTCAGTGAACAGCAGGTACTTGCTATCACACCACTAGAGGAGCTTGAGAGCATCGCCGAAACGCAGACCACTAAAGGTGCAGACGCCATCGTCCTCATGGGTGGTACAACCAACGGCATCAGCGACGACGACCTCATCACCATCTGCCAGACACTCGGCAGCATCCTCCCCCTCGGACTGTACTCAGGGCGGGATGATGAGGAGCGCGACAAAGAAATCGCACGGCGCGGTAGCCTCCAATGGCTCAAAACAGGCTCATATCAGGAAGAACTGGGGGGACTGGACAGCCCCCGTACCAACCAACGCTTCTACGAATTGGAAGCCCGTTTTGTCTTTGACCGCAGCGGCTTATACAGACAGACAGACACCATCTTCCACGACCTCACCCACCTCTTTCAGAAAGGAGTTCCATGAACCTAACCCCCGAACAGATACGTGACCGCCTCGGCTTCATCCACCACTACATCGAGGCACAGAACCCCGCCAGTGGCAGCGAGGTAGACAGCAACGCCAACGTCACGCACAAGACCCTTGCCACACTTGAGGCAGAGCTTTATAAGCCCTACACCATCGAACTCAACCGCCGAATGGTCTGTGAGAAACTGCGTGAACGCTTCGGTGATGCTGTGGCAAACAGCTACATCAATGACCTAAAAAACCACCTCATCTACATCCACGATGAGACCAGCCTCAAACCCTACTGCGCCTCCATCAGCCTCTATCCCTTCCTCTTGGAGGGGACAAAGAGCGTCGGCGGCGTCTCGGGCGCACCGAAGAACCTCCAAAGTTTTTGTGGCGGCTTCGTCAACCTCATCTACCAGATCGCCAGCAACTTCGCGGGCGCAGTCGCCACCGTCGAGTTCCTGCATATGTTTGACTACTTTGCTCGCAAGACCTACGGCAAAGATTACCTCAAGACACATACGAGGGAAGTGGCACAGGAACTACAGGGCGTCATCTACGCCCTCAACCAACCCGCCAGCGCACGGGGCGATCAATCCGTGTTCTGGAATATCAGCGTTCTCGACCGTCCCTACATGAAGGAAATGTTCGGTGGCTTTTACTACCCCGACGGAACACAGGTCGATATGCAGTCCACCCGTGCTCTGCAAATCTTCTTCATGGAGTGGTTTCGGAGGGAGCGTCACAAGGAACTCTTGACCTTCCCTGTCCTCACCGCCAGCCTCCTTACCACGAAGGACGGCTTCGCCGACGCAGAATTCATGCGGTACTGCGCAGGGCAGATGAGCAAGGGACACAGCTTCTTTGTCTATATGTCTGACAGCGTAGACAGCCTTGCGTCCTGCTGCCGTCTCCGCAACGAACTTGCCGACAACACCTTCAGCTACACCCTCGGCGCGGGCGGCGTTGTCACAGGCAGTGCACAGGTTATCACCATCAATATGCACCGCTTTCATCAAGAGGACAGAGCACGTTGTGAGCTGCGTGCATTGATTCACCGTGCACACAAATACCTCATCGCACATCGTATGGTCTATGAGGACTACATCGCCGCAGGACTGCTCCCCGCCTACACAGCGGGCTACATGGACATCTCCAAGCAGTTCCTCACCATCGGACTGAACGGCGTCGTTGAGGCAGCAGAATACTGCGGGTATGAAATCAGCAACAACGATGACTACAAGAAATTCCTTGCTGAGACGCTCGCCTTATTTAAGGCAGAGAACAAGAAAGCCTTGCAGAAGTATGGCTACCGCTTCAACACCGAATTTGTCCCCGCCGAAAACCTCGGCGTCAAAAACGCCAAGTGGGATAGGGAAGCGGGCTACCCCGCACAGAGGGATTGCTACAACTCCTACTTCTACCGCGTCGAGGACGATGACCTCACCATCCTTGACAAAATCGAGATGTACGGCAAGGACATCACCGAGCACCTTGACGGCGGTAGTGCGCTTCACCTCAACCTTGAGCAGCTCCTCACCTTTACACAGGCGAAGAAAATCTTTGAGCTGTGCAGAAAGAACGGCGTACCCTACTGGACAACCAACACCCGATGCACCATATGCAACACCTGCGGCACCATCGACCCCGAGACGCGGCAGGACTGCAAGCACTGCGGCAGTAAGGACATCGACTACGGCACACGCATCATCGGCTACCTGCGCCGTATCAGCAGCTTTTCGGATGAGCGGCAGAAAGAAGCCGCCAAGAGATATTACATTTGAGGTGTATATGTTCAAACCTATATTGCGTCAGCCCCCTAATGATGAATGGTACACCTATCCGAGTACCGTGCGCCTCATTCTTCCTTATGTAGAGAAATTTCGCCGTATCTGGACACCATTTGACACAGCGGATTCTTCCTTTGTCAAAGAACTCCGTGCAGCTGGGCATGAAGTCATCCATTCTCACATCGCTGATGGACAGGACTTCTTCACCTATACTCCACCTACGGAGGATTATGACGCCATCATCTCCAATCCACCCTTCTCGTTACGCGAACGCATCTATCAGCGATTGTTCGCTTTACAGAAGCCCTTCGCCGTCCTTGGGAGCGAGCGTGGTCTCTTTGGCAGCCGTACCCGCTTCAACCTATTCAAAGAGAACCGATTTGAAATCCTTATACCACAGGGCAGACGTCAGTTTTTTAACGGGGATAAAATACTCATACCCCCGTTTCAAACATGGTTTATCTGCCATGATGTATTACCCAAACAGATTATATTCTGTGATTCAGAGGAAAAAAAAGAAAGGAATGAATCATGACAAACATGCTCATCACCCCCATCACCGAGGAAGGCACAGACGAAATCCGCATCAGCGGACACCAGCTCCACATGGCCCTGGACGTGACAACCCGTTACAACGACTGGTTTCCCCGTATGTGCGAATACGGATTTTCCGAGGGAAAGGACTTTTACTCAAAAATGAGTAAAACCTCCGAAGTGGGAGGACGCCCCTCCACCGACCACCTCATGACCCTCTCCATGGCAAAAGAGATCGCCATGTTGCAGCGCACGGACAAGGGAAAGGAAGTACGCCGCTACTTCATTCAGCTTGAGGAGGATTGGAACACCCCCGAGAAAGTCGTCGCTCGCGCACTCGTCTACTCCAACAAAATGCTTGCCGATGCACGCGCACAGCTCACCCGTGCCACCGAGCGGATTGCGCTCGACGCACCCAAAGTCCGCTTCGCCGAATCCGTCGCGGACAGCGAAGGCACCATTCTCATCCGTGAGCTTGCCAAAATCCTCAAGCAGAACGGCTATGAAACAGGCGAGCAGCGTCTCTATGCACAGCTGCGCCACGAGGGATACCTCATCTCCAACAGGAAAGCCGCCGACTACAACACACCCACACAGCGAGCGGCACAGATGGGCTTGTTTGTCATCAAGAAAAGCGTCATCACCACAGCGAGCGGCGAGACGCGTGTCCAGAACACCACAAAGGTCACAGGCAAGGGACAGGTCTATTTCGTCAACAAATACTGCGGCGTGAAAGCGTGAGCGCGTATGCTCATCTTCGACATCGAGACGAATGGTCTTTTAGAGGACACAACCCAGCTTCACTGCATGGCAGTCCACGACACCGCCACAGGCAAGACCATCGGCTTTGACCCATCCACCGTACAGAACGGCGTCCGTCTCCTCATCGACGCACTCGCGCAGGGCGAAACAATCGCAGGACACAACATCATCGCCTTTGACATCCCTGCGCTCACCAAACTCTACCCTAACTTTATTGTCTCCCGCGAGCAGCGCGAGCAGGTATTGGACACACTCATCCTCTCGCGCCTCATATATTCCAACTTGGAGACCACCGACCTCGGGCTTATGCGCAGCGGACAGCTCCCCTCAAAACTCTACAAATCCCACAGCCTCAGAGCATGGGGCTATCGCCTCGGCGAATACAAAGGTGACTATGGAGCGCAGGAGAACGCATGGGAGACATACAGCCCCGCCATGCTTGACTACTGCATCCAAGACGTTGTTGTCACAGCGAAACTCATGGAGCGTCTTATGCGGGCAGCATACAGCGAACGTGCCATCCGCTTAGAGCATGAAGTCGCATGGCTTATGGCACAGCAGGAGCGCAACGGCTTTCCCTTCGACAGAGAGGGCGCAGAGCGATTGGAGCGCACACTCAGAGAGCGCAGCGCAGTCCTTTCCGCACAGCTCACCGCAGCCGTCCCCCCACTTCCCGATAAAGTATTCATCCCGAAGCGGGACAACAAGAGACTTGGCTACGTCAAGGGCGTTCCCATCCAGCGGTACAAAGACTTCAACCCAAACAGCCGACAGCAGATCGAGTATGTCTTTCGGCAGATGCACCAGTACCACCCCGATAACCCTGACCTCTACGACACCCCCGAGGACTGTGACGACTTCATGCAGTACCGATTGAAGATCGACGACGAGACCTTCCGCTTCATCAAGGATGATGCCACAGCCCCCGAGGGCGTCCGAAGCCTCGCCGCCATCATGGAGGAGAGCCTTCTCATCGGCAAACGTCTCGGACAGCTCGCCGACGGCAAGAACGCGTGGCTTGACATGGTAGGGGAGGATGGGCGCATCCATGGACACGTCATTACCAATGGCACCGTCAGTGGCAGAGCCGCCCACGCCAGCCCCAACATTGCCCAGGTTCCCGCAGTAGGAAGTCCCTACGGCAAGGAATGCAGGGCGCTTTTTCATGCAGGGGGATGGACACAGGTAGGTGTCGATGCGTGTGGCTTGGAACTCAGATGTCTTGCCCATTATATGTCACCGTACGATGGTGGGGCTTATGGACATATCATCTTGAATGAGGACATCCACACAGCCAATCAGCACGCCGCAGGATTACCAGAGCGCAGTCAAGCGAAAGTCTTTATATACGCCTGGTTATACGGAGCTGGCGACGCCAAGATCGGACGCATCATCAAAGGAGATGCTGCCGACGGAAAAGCAATCAAGCGCAAATTCCTCAAGGCGACCCCCGCCATCAAAAGCCTTCGCGACGCCGTACAGAACACCCTTGTCGAAACCGACCGTGGGCGCATCGTGCGTTGGAAGCGGCACTACCTGCGGGGACTTGACGGCAGACTGCTCCACGTCCGCAGCCCCCACAGTGCGCTGAACCTTCTCCTTCAATCCGCAGGAGCACTCATCTGCAAGAAGTGGATTGTCTTAACCGAGCAGCGACTTGTTGAGCAGGGATTAAAGCACGGATGGGATGGGGACTTCGCCTTCATGGCATGGATTCACGATGAATTTCAGTGCGCGTGCCGCACCCCCGAGAGCGCACAGCTCGTCTTAGACACGGCACAAGCCGCCATGCGTGAAACACAGGAGTATTTCGGCTTTCGGATGCAACTTGACACCGAAGGCAAGATTGGAAAGAACTGGGCAGATTGCCATTGACGAAAGGAAGAAAGCACCATGATTAAGAAAGACCTTAAATGTCCTCAGTGCGGCAAGACCCTCCTGCGTCTCTACGGCGCAGCCGTGCGGGGCGTCACCTGCGCGTGCGGATGCAGCGTAGACCTCAAGCAGAAGCAGCCCCAGCGTAAGGAGGGCAGACGCTATGCCTAACGTCCACCTCATCTCCCACACCCCCGACCCCATGACACTTCTCAAAACCGCCGCATCGCAGTGCTACCAAAGGGAAGCCACCGATGCCACCATCCGACACATCATCGAGGCGGGGCATCTCAGCGTCCTTGAGCACGCCTATGCCAGCTTCTCCGTAGAGTGCAGTCTCACCGTCCTCTTGCAGCTCACACGACACAGACATTTGTCGTTTACCGTCCAGAGCAGCAGGGGGACACTTTTGTCTGATCTCACAGAGACAGGCGTCCTCATGGCAGACCGCCAGAACAAAGAAACCATGCGCCTCTACCACACCCTCGCCGACGAGGGCTATTGCAAGGAAGAACTCGCCTACATGCTCCCCAAGGGGATAAAGTACCGCCTTGTCGTCACAGGCAACTTCCGCGCATGGTATGAGTATCTTCCCAAACGCCTGTGCAAACGGGCAACACGAGAACATCGGGAGCTTGCAGAGAGCATCCACAGCCGCCTGTGTGTTCTCTGTCCCGAAGTCTTTGAGCGCGTCGGGAAACCCTGCGCCACCTGCAAAGAAAGGAGCTGCGCATTTTAGGATGGATACACCAAACTATAACAGCACCTATGAGCCTGAGAAGAACGCTGTCCAGTACGGTATGCGGGTCAATCCCAAGACATACCATGTCATTTCAACCCTCGAAAAGCTCGGTATGAATGAAGTGAAGTACGGCGCACCCTACTGCCCCTGTCTTCCGAATCATACCGAGGCAACCATCTGCCCGTGCCGCTATATGCGCGAAATGAAAGCGTGTCGCTGCGGACTTTACGTCAGAAAGGAAAATGCAGAATGAAACCCAATCTTACCTTGCAGTGCCCGTGCGGTAACTTCTCTTTTCGCTTGCAGCAGAACCCGCACAGCGGAGAATTCAATGTGAAGTGCTGCGCCTGTTATCACTCCGTAGCAACGATCGCGAGTTACGGCATCGAAATCAGCAAAGACGAAAGAGAGGAGGACACCGATGTTTCAGCGACCGAATGACCCCGAACTTTTCGTCCTCGGCTACTTCCTCTGCGGCGTCCTCGTGGTGATTCTATGCGGTTGAAACTTCTCATCGACGCAGATATGTTCGCCTTCATCGCGTGCAGCAGTGCCACCCATGAGGCAGAGTGGGAGAGTGGCATCAGCAGCTACTTCGCTGACTTCGAGGAGGTCAAGGCACACTTCACCGACCGCCTCCATACTGCCATCGACAGAGCACTCAGCTGGCATTGCTACAACGGGGACTATGACATCCTCCTGTGTTTGTCCGACCCCGAGGACAACTTTCGCCGCCGCGTCCTGCCTACCTACAAGGCACACCGCAAGGGACAGAAGCCTCTCTGCTATTGGAAACTCTGCGATTGGATGAAGCAGGAGGGAGACGTATACATTCGTCCCTCCCTCGAAGCCGACGACTGCATCGGCATCCTTGCCACCATGGAGAAGAATCGGGACAACTGTCTCATCATCTCAGGTGACAAAGACATGAAAACCCTCCCTGGCAGACAGTATGACTTTCTGCGCGACACCTACGCCGAGCTCAGTGAGGAGGACGCCGACCGCAACTTCCTCATGCAGACCCTCACAGGCGACCCCACCGACGGCTACAGCGGCTGTCCTAAGGTCGGCGCAGTGAACGCCGCCCGCATTCTGGATGAGGACTGCTCATGGGCAGCCGTTGTCCGTGCCTTTGAGAAGCAGCACCTCACCGAGGCAGATGCACTCACTCAGGCACGCGTCGCACGCATCCTCAGAGCGAGTGACTACGACTTCAAAAAGAAGGAGGTACGTCTATGGACACCAGCCGCACAGCCCTGACACGCGCCGAGCGTCGCGTCCTGCATCAGACACTTCTTGCATGGCAAACACAAAAAACGATCTCATGGCTCATGGAGCGTTACGGGGACATTGAGCATACCCTCACCTGCCTCGGCAACATGAGTGCACGCGGGCAGGTCGTCAAATTCTACGAGGGAGACAGATTCTGCGGCATCCTCGCTTTTGACATCGGCTACGTTTGGTGGACACCTCATCGCGTGTGCAGCGAAGTCTTTGTCCTTGCCACAGAGGGCACCCACGGCTTCCAGCGACACGCCGCCGCCGAACTCGAACGTCTTGCAAAGGAATATGATGCAGCCCTCATCGTCGCAGGAAATATGTTTCAAGTGGACAACAACCTGATCGGCAACGGCTACAAGAAATGTGGCTTCCGACAGGAGTGCTCCACCTATGTAAAGGAGATTACCAAATGAATGATAACAGTGAACGGGACATCCCGTATGTCTCCAAGGAACTTTGTGCCTATCTCAGGGAGCGGTTCAGCTTACAGAACCTCATGCACCAGTATGGAGACGCACCGAACGCCGAGCGTACCCTCGGGGCGATGATCGGTGCAAACGCTCTCATCGAGACCCTCGAAGAAATCCAGATTTTACAGGAGGAACGTGATGGGATTCGTGGGTAGATTCATCAAGACCATCTTCAACCCATCCATCCCACAGGCAAGCGTGCAGCAGCCCACCATCACAGGGCGTGACCTTGTTGCGTCCACCGCGAGCGAGACACCCGAAGCCCCACGGATGGGAGGCACAGACAACAAAAAGCGGCGGGGCATCGAGAGCCTTCTCGTCCCGACCGAATCCATCTACAAAACAGGAGGAAACTAAATGGGAGCAGTAAAACGCGTATTCCGTAGCATCTTTGGAGGTGGAGGGGGCAGTACCATCATTCAGCCGGCTCCCACTCCCGCAGCCCCCGCAGCCCCTGCCACCGATTCCGCACAGCGCAGCAATGAAGAGCAGAGTGGCGCACGGAAGAAGCGGCGCGGCAAGAGTGCCCTCATGGCACAGCCGCAGTCGCAGGGCATCGGCGGCAGCACAGGACTGAACCTTTGAGCGCGGCAGACAGCGGGCAGCGCACCACAGCAAGGCAGCTTTATGCCAAGCTCGAAGCCGCGCGAAAGCCCTACACCGACCGCGCCGAGAAATGCGCCGAACTCACCATTCCGATGGCATTCCCGAAGGACAGCGACACCAGCAGTACCAAGTATGCCACACCGTATCAGAGCATCGGTGCACGCGGCGTCAACAACCTCACCAGTAAACTCATGCTCGCCCTTTTCCCGCCGAACGCCCCCTTCTTCCGTTTGTCTTTGGGGGACGAAGTACGCGCGGCGATGGGCGATGACCCGAGTGTGACACAGGAATGGGAGGCAGCCCTCAGCAAGATCGAGCGGCAAATCACCAACTATATGGAGACCCACCAGATGCGCGTCACCATGAACGAAGCCATGACCCAGCTCATCCTTGCGGGCAACGTCCTCTTATTCCTGCCACCGAAGGAAGGAGGCATGAAACTCTACCGTCTCAACCATTACGTCTTATCGCGTGACGGCATTGGCAACACGATTGAGATTGTCACTAAGGAGAGTCTTGCCTACGGTGCGATGCCACCCGAGGCACAGAACTGCATCGAGGGCGACAGCATCGAGCCCCACAAAGAGTATGATGTCTACACCCACACATACCTTGAGGGAGACACATACCTCTCCTATCAGGAGATCGAGGATAACATCATCGCGGGCAGTGAGCAGAGCTATCCGAAAGACGCAAGCCCTTGGATTCCCCTGCGCCTCCGCAAAATGGATGGCGAAGCCTACGGGCGCAGCTTTGTCGATGAGTACATCGGCGATCTGAAATCCCTTGAGGCACTTAGCAAAGCCGTCACCGAAGTTGCGGCGATTGCAAGCAACATCATCTTCATCGTCGCGCCGAACTCCATGACACGCCCCAGTGAGTTGCAAAAAGCACAGCCGGGCGAATTTGTGCGCGGACGCTTGGAGGACATACAACCCCTTCAGATCAACAAGACAAACGACCTACAGATCACCACCACTGCCATCCAAAACATCGAGGCACGCCTCAGCTACGCATTCCTCCTCAACAGTGCCGTACAGCGCAACGCAGAACGCGTCACCGCCGAGGAGATACGCTACGTCGCCCGAGAGCTTGAGGACACCGTAGGCAACATCTACAGCATCCTTGCACAGGAACTTCAACTTCCCCTTGTCCGTCGCTTCATGAACCAGATGACAGGCATGGGGGCGATCCCACCCCTGCCGCAAGGCGCACAGGGCGTAGAGCCTACCATTACCACAGGCATTGAGGCACTGGGCAGAGGACATGACCTTGCCAAGCTCGACACCTTCATCCGCTACGCACAGGTATTTCCCGAGGCATTCCAGACCGCCGTCAAGCAGACTGAAATCCTCTCTCAGATTGCAACCGCACTCGGGATTGATGCATCTTCCGTCGTCAAGACCCCGCAGGAGATTGAGGAGGAACAGATGCAGATGGCACAGATGCAGATGGCACAGCAGATCGCCCCGCAGATGATGCAGGGTGCATAGTAAGAAAGGAGACACTATGGCAGACACACAGCCGCAGCAGACCAACCAGAACCCGCAGAGCGGACAACCGCCCGCACCCGACATGACAAACGCCACCGTCACCCAGACGGACACAGGCGTCATCGTCGATACCACGACACCCGAGGTGCCACTCACCCCCGAGGCGAAGCCGCCCACGCAGCCCGAGGCCACACCACCCCCCGAGGAGAAGCCGAAGGAGACCCTTGAGCAGGACTTTCAGAAGCAGCAGGGCGCAGAGCAGGAAGTCAAGAACGCACTCTCTAAGAGCGGCATCGACTTCGACGCCCTCGCCGCCGAGTACGACAAAGACGGAGCACTCAGCGCAGAAAGTCTCACAGCTCTTGAGAAAGCGGGCTATCCCAAGCCTATGGTGGATGCCTACCTCGCGGGACTTGACGCACTCGCCGACCGCTACGTACAGGAGGTCAAGAACCTCGCGGGCGGGGAGGAGAACTACGCACGGCTCATCCAGTTCATCGGCAGTCAGCCCCAGAACGTCATCGACGGATTCAACGCCGCCATCCAGACAGGCAACATCGCCCAGATTCAGCTCGCACTTGCAGGAATCCAGGCACAGATGACCGCCGCCTATGGCACATCGAACCCGAGTGTCATGGCAGGAGCGCAGGGGGCAGGAACGCCCACAGGCTACCAGACCACCGACGAGATGACAAAAGATATGTCAGACCCCCGTTACCAGACCGACCCTGCCTTCACGCAGGAAGTCTACCGCAAGATTCAGTACAGCAGCCTGTTTTAAGGCTTATTTTTTTTTTGTCTATTTTTAAGGAGAAAACCACATGGCAAATGTAAAGATCGCAAACCCTATGGCAAAGAATGGCGTTGCAACGACCGACGCCGACAAGCTCGCCCTTGCACTCAAGGTATTCGCGGGCGAAGTCCTCACCGCATTCCAGCAGTCCTCCGTCACCCACGGACACGTCCTTGAGCGCAGCATCGCCAATGGCAAGAGCGCACAGTTCCCCGTATTCGGTCGTACCAAGGCGCACTACCTCAAGGCAGGTGAGAGCCTTGACGACAAGCGCGAGAACATCCAGCAGTCCGAGCGCGTCATCCACCTCGACGGGCTTCTCACGGCAGACACACTCATCTTCGACCTCGACGAGTTCATCGCCCACTACGACTTCCGCAGCCCGTATTCCGCAGAGCTGGGTAACGCCCTCGCACTGTCCTATGACGCATCCGTCCTCGCTGAGTGCGCCAAGGAGGCACTGAACCCCACCGAGAACGTCGCGGGCAACGGCAAGGGCGGCGTCATCGAACGCACCATCACAGGCGGCGCGGGCATCAACCGCGACACAGGCAACGCCATCTACGACATCCTCTTGGAGGCAAAGGCAAAGATGGCGAACAACTACGTCCCCGCAGGAGACCGCTACGCCTACCTCACGCCTGAGTTCCACAGTGCACTCGCATCCGCACTTGAGTACCTCAACCGTGACTACGGCGCGGGTGGCAGCATCCTCGAGGGCAACGTCATCCGTCTTGCGGGCTTTGATGTCATCGAGTGCCCGCACATCACGCGCGGTGGCGACGACAACGCGAACGTCATCCAGGGGGATGGACATGTGTTCCCTGCGGCATATGCAGACAAGAGCCCCATCATCATCTGCCACAAGACCGCAGCGGGCGTCCTCAAGCTCCGTGACCTCTCCATGGAACAGGCACGCCGCCCTGAGTATCAGGCAGACCAGATCATCGCCAAGATGGCAGTCGGTATGGGTGGCCTTCGCCCTGAGAGTGCCTTCCTCGGCATCGTCAAGAAGAAGTAAAACACAATCCTTCATTTGACAAGAGGGGAGGGGATTCTTTTCCCCTTCCTTTTTGTCTTTTTCATTTTGTAAAGGAGAACTATGCTTGTTACACAGACAGAATTGGATGCAGTCAACCATATCCTCTCTGCCATTGGCAGTGCCCCCGTAACCACCTTAGAGGGGGACATGGACATCGATGTCGTCAACGCAAGGCGCATCCTTGCAAGCACCAATCGTGACATCCAGCGCAAAGGGTGGGACTTCAACAAAGTCACCCGTACCCTCAGCCCCCGCATGGACAACCATCGTATCCCTTGGGACAGAACCATCATTTCCTTACACAGCACTGACGGGAGCACCTACGTCAAGCGTGGGGAATGGCTCTATGACATGACACGCGGCAGCTACGAATTTGACAAACCCATCACCGTAGAGATTATAGAGGGCATCGACTACGAAGACCTCCCAGATGCATTCAAAACCTACGTCACCGCAAAGGCAGCCGTGGACTTCCAAGCCCGCTACTTTGGTGATGCCTCCATCTCCGAGGATTTGCAGATGGCACTCACCCTCGCCCATCAGGACATCGTACAGTATGACATGGAGATGAAGCCGCTCAATATGCTGCAAGTCGCCGCCGTTCCACCCGTATTGGAGAGAAGCTAATGCTCATATCCCAAAACATCAAGAACCTCGTTTCGGGCATCAGTCAGCAAGCCCCCATCCTCAGGCTTCCAGAACAGCTCGCCGCACAGGAGAACGGACTTTCTACCGAGGCAACAGGACTTGTGCGTCGCCCCCCGAGCGTATTTCTTCGCTCCCTTAGCCCCGCACTCACCGACCATGATGCCCCACTTCTCCATTTTGTTGATCGGGACGAGGTTACCAAATACTTCATTCACTTCTATCGGAATGAAATCACTATCGTTGACACCGACGGTAACATCCACCCCGTCGTCTACCGCGAAGACAAAAATTATCTTCACACCGATACCCCGCAGGACACACTGCGTATCATCACCGTTGCCGACCACACCTTCATCACCAACCGCACCATCCCCATACGAATGGGGAGCGACAAAACTCCGCACAGTTTTACGGGACAGGGAGCACTCGTCAACATCAAACAGGGTCAGTATGGGCGCACCTACACCATCACCGTGGATGGCAGAGAAGTCGCGCGTCATGAGACCCCCGACGGCTCAGATAAAAGCCATACCAAGCAGATCGACGTAGACTTCATCGCAGGGAAACTCGCCGAGCAAATCCGTGCCAAAGGCTACACCGTCGATGTCGGCAGCTCATGGCTGCGTATACGCGGCGCAGCGGACATCGCCACCACCGACGGCTTCAACAATCAGGCAATGTTTGGCTTCGTCCGCAAAGCCCAGAAATTCAGCCTCCTTCCCGCCACCGCCCCAGACGGCTACACCCTCAGCATCGCGGGCGACCCGAACAGCAACGGAGCAGGGAGCTACTACGTCACCTACAGTGAAGAAGAAAAAATTTGGAAAGAATGTGCAAAACCCGACATCCCCCTCGGCTTTGACCCTGCCACCATGCCTCATGAACTTGTGCGTCAGAGCGACGGCAGCTTTGTCTTTCAGCGATGCGTGTGGGAAGACCGTAAGGCAGGAGATGAGGACAGCAACCCACTGCCCTCCTTTGTCGGTTATCCCATCAGCGACATTGCTTTTCATCGCAATCGTCTTGTCTTTTTGTCTGGGGAGAACGTCATCTGCTCCGAGAGCGCAGAGTATTTCAACTTCTGGATGACCACCGCCAACGACATCCTCGACACCGATCCTATTGATGTTCCCACAACCACAGAGCGTGTCAACCTTTTGCATTACGCAGTCCCCTTTGGAGGAGAACTATACTGCTTCTCGGATAAGAGCCAGTTTGTCCTTCGGAGTGATACCGTCCTCTCCCCGAAGAACACCGCGCTTGTCGAAGTCACCGGCTTCACCTCCAACCCTAATTGTCGCCCTGTTCGTGCAGGACGCAACCTCTACTTTGCCGCTGACCGCAGCAAATACACCAGCATCAAAGAGTATTACAGCGTCCAGCAAGTCTCCGAGGAGAAAAACGCACAGGACATCACAGCACACGTCCCCGACTACATCCCGAACGGCGTCTATCAGATCACCGCCAACAACAACGAGAACATCCTGCTCATCCTCACCAAAGGCGACCCTACCGCAATGTACGTTTATAAATACCTCTTTATCAACGAACAGCGCGTCCAAGCATCATGGAGCAGATGGACATTCGGTGGACGTGTCTTTGGTGCATTCTTCGCGGGCAGTACCTTGTATGTCATCCTCAACCGAGGGGGGCGACACTGCCTTGAGAAGATGAACTTCACCACCTACAAAACGGACGATCTTGCAGGAGAACCTTACCGTGTTTATCTCGACAGCAAAAAGATCGCCACAACAGCCACCTATGATGACGAAACCAAAAGCACCACCTTCGACCTCGCACAAGAATTTGGCATTACCTCCTCCAAAGACGTACCGAGGGTTGGTATTGTCTTTCCGAGCGGCAAGTATCAGGAAGCGAAAATCGAGAATGGGCGAGCCACTATCAGCGGAGAGCATGGCACAGAAGGCATCGTCATCGGCTTCCCATACCGCACCCACATACGCCTCAGTCCCATCTTTATACGGAGAGAGAAACAGGAGCGTATGGAGACCGACCTCACAGGACGCCTTATGCTGCGGTACATCCGTCTCAACTACGCCGACACAGGAGGGTTCTGCGTCACCGTCCACTATCGGAGCGGTAAAGAGTGCCGATACCTCATGACTGCCCGCGACATCACCAACCAAAACAACCTCCTCGGAAAAGTCCCCGAAGACACAGGCATCTTCAAATTTCCCGTACAAGCACAAAGCACCGATGTCACCATCGACATCGATTCAGCACTGCCCCTCCCCCTTGCCCTCATCGGCTTTCTGTGGGAGGGCAGCTACGTCGCCCGCTCGAAAGGAGTGTGATTTATGGGCATGGCATTTACGATGGCAAGCACCATCTTCGGCATCTACAGTCAGAACAAAGCCTTGGAGGCACAGGGACACGCGAACCTTGCCACCGCACGCAGCATGGTAACATCCATGAACTACAGCTTGCAGAACCTTGAGCAGGAACGCCGCGACATCTTCGAGGCAACAGTGCAGGAACTGGAAAAGACACAACTACAGGGTAGAAGACTTGCGACCTCCGTCGATGCCGCCGTCTACGAAGGCTTGCAGGGGGGAGGGCGCACCGCCAATCTCCTCATGCGCAGCGGCAGAGCGGACACACATCGCGCTATGGAGAGCGTACGTGGCAACTACCAAAAGCAGAGCAATGAAATCGACCTCAACAAAGAAGCGGCAGTGCTCAACACGCGGGCACAGATACGCTCCATCCGCGACGTACAGAAACCCTCGCTGCTAGGTACGCTTACACAGCTCGGCACAGCCTACCTCGGCGCACGGCAGGAACAGGAGAAAATCAAACTTCTACGCAAACAGGCGGGCGTAGGGGAGGATAAGCCCCCGATGAGTGCAGGAGGCGTTCATCACACTTGGGACGTGGCAGACCAAATCTACAAAGTCTCCAACCAACCATTCTCCTACGCATCCTTCCTCGGGGGCATCAACCCCAAACAGCCAAAATTCACCTTTAACGTCCCGAACCCATACAGTCAGGACAAACAGACCCTCAACTACTTCTAAAGGAGGACAGCCATGCCCACACCTATCTCAGGAGCACTCGGCACACAGCGACAATTTACCCCGCAGCCCGACGCGGGCTATGTCGGACGCTACAACACCTTTTCACCCGCCACCGTCAGTGCCTCCACCAACCGTCACGAACAACTGCAAGCAAACCTCTCACAGCTCACTGCTGCCCTTAGCAGCTACCGCGTGTCTCATGAGGGCTATCTGAACGACACAGGACACATCGAAGCAGAGCGCATGATCCAAGGGGAGAGCGAGGAGAGCATACGCAAGCTCAACGCCATCGACGCAGCACAGCAGGAAGGATTTGCCGACGCTCTCAGTAATCCCTACTTCAAGGCACACGCCGAGCGACTGCGCGGCGGCTTTTTGTCTACCGTCATGAAGAACGCATACGACGAAAAGTACGCCATGACCCCCGCTCGCACCGCACAGGAAGAAGCCAACCGCTACAACCAATTCGCGCGGGACTGGCAAAAGACAAACCTCAGCGGGGACGCAGCCCCCGTCAACATGACCGCCTTCGCCTCCGGCTTCAATGAGAACCAGCTTGTCAATATGGGAAACCTCATGGCGACATGGGAGAAGAAGAACTACGAGAACGAAGTCACTACCACCATGGCGGCAGTCCAGTCCGAATTGCAGGATGTCATCAAGAACGCCCCCGAACTCCTGCAAGAAAACGGACGCACCACCGACCGCGTACAGGAGATATTCAACAACGTACGCCTCATGGGACTTCCTGCCCAATACCGCAGCAAACTGCTCAACGACTTTGCCGAAGCCTTTATCAAGCTCGGCTACATCGACGGCACTCGTTTGTCTCAGATGATGGATCGCATCACCATCCAGACCAACTTCGACGGGAGCGAGATGAAGGCATCTGAACTCCTCCCTATGGCGACCCTCAAAGGCATGGCAGACGAATACCACGCCCAGTTCCACACACAAGAGAAATACGACTGGGTTCAAAACCACATCAAGAATGGCACACTTGACGAAGCGATGGAAGAAGTTGCAGAGAGTGAGCATACACGTCCTGTGTGGGCAAGAGAACACAACGCTCTGATTCCCGAGATCAAAAGCGGCATTGAGCAGAAGAAACGCGAAGAAGAACGCGCCATGCGTGCCCGTCAGAAAGCCGCAGGACGTGGAAGGGGTCGCAGCGGGCGCACCGTCACCGATCCAGAGGTCATCTCCAATATTCTTAGCGCATGGATCGAAGGCGGCATCCTTGCCTACGGAATGCCCATCAGCTCCTTTAGCATTGATAAAGAAGCCCTTTACAGTGTTGCCTCTCCCCTCATCTTACAACTCCTCCAACAGGATGACACCGTCAGCGCTCACCGCCTCATGCAGATGCCCCAGATGAACGCCCTTCGGAGCACCATCAGCAGCGATTTTACCAACCTCCTCACCACCATCATGCCCAGCGATGACGGAGGTGTCAACATCGGTACGAACGAGAACCTGCGTGCCCTTGTCCACGCGTGCATCAGCAACCCTGCCGCCGTCTCTGCTACCTACGGGGGCAGCTTCGCGCGAGAAGCCTACACCCTCAAAACCCTCAGCAGTATGTACGGGGGAGGGGACACGGGGTATGAAAATGCCCTGCGCCTCTATGCACTCAGCAACCAGACCAAAACCATCTCCCCCGACGTACACACAGCAAACGCGAGTGCCGCGAGAGAAAATATGCTTGGCTTCACCATTGACGGCGTACCTTCCTCGAACGGATGGGAGGACGAGGCAAACTTCGGCTACGATTGCAACCAGTTCATCGCCGACGACTTCCGCACCCTCTGGACAACCCTTCTCGATGCGGGCGTTCCCCCCCAACAGGCACAGGAAACCGTCAACCGCTGCGCACGAGACAACTACGAAACCTACCATTGGGGCGTATTCCCGCGTGGCATCTACGCCTACATGGGTACAGACGACGATGCCGCCTACTTCAAAGATGCTATGGATCACTTCATCTACGACTTGTGCGATGGGGGGACGACCCCCGACTACGAAGGCACAATCATCGGCTACAACCCCATCACCCGCATCTTCACCTTTTCATGCAACAGCATGGGCAGGACACAGCAGGTCACCCTCAACCAGCTGCGCGAGTATGCCAAAGAACGCTACAAAAACGAGGGAGACAAAGCAGACCCGCAGGAAGACACATGGGACATCGACGACATCAACGCACGACGCGACAGCTACTATTACACCTATGCCCCCGATGGTATGACACCAGAAGAATATGGGGAGCAGGTCGATGACTGGATGTCTACCGCAGACTAAAGAGAAAGGAGCACTATGAGCGACGACTACACCACCGAGGAACTGGACTTTTCCGTCCTGTCCTCCAATCACCCCGACGACAACTACCTCACCGCCCTCTACACCGACGACAACTCCGTCGGATTGCAGCCTCATTCCATCCACGGACTGAACCAAATTGGGCGGTTTGTCTATGAGAACTTCGGCGTTCCAACCACCATCACAGGAGGCGCGGAGCGATGGACACACGCGGGCGGGGAATACAGCCACCACACAGGTGACAAAGCCGACATCGTCATGGACGGCGTCACCCCCGACACCGACGCAGGACAGGCACTCATCAACTTCTGTCACGCCAACGGCTACTCCTGCAACTACGAGGATGCGGGTTCGGACAATGCCCACTGGGATATTGATTTCACAGGGCATGACCGCCGTGACCCACAGACAGGCGCAAACCCCATCAGCTTCTCCGACCTCTTTGGTGCAGCCTACTCAAAAGACGCCAACTACTTCCTGTTTGAAGACCCCACCCCCGAACTGCCCGAGCGGGAAGCCCCGCCTAAGGACATCGGGACACTCCGCGCCACCGCTGAGAACTTTTGGGACAGCCTCACCGACAGCGGTATTGCCCGCACCCTCGAATACACATGGGGCGGCATCATGCACAGTGGGAAATGGTGGTACGAGAAAAAAGACCCCGTCACACAGGAAGACATCGACTACGTACAGAAAGCCCTCAGCGGCGACAAAGACGGACAGCAGTTCGTCCTGCTCAATGGGCGCGACAGTCAGGAAGTCCGATGGCTCGTCAACCAGAAACTCGTCGAGAAGAACCGTAAGGCACAGATCGAGAAATGGAAAGAGCAGAACGACGGCATCCTCGCAAACCTCATCGTAGGAGGGGGTGGCGTTGCAGGATGGCTTCTTGACCCCATGAACCTCGTCCCTATGGGCAGTGCCGCCAAAAGCTCCATGCTCCTCGGGCGGCTCGGTACAGCCATCATGAACCCCGCCAAGGCAAAACAGATTGCCGCCGTCGCCGCCCGAACCACCTACGAAGTCGCCAAAATGAATGCCCCCCTCGTAGGAAGTACGCTCGCCAACAGCTACCTCAAGGAAACGTTCAGCGGGAACGAACAGGAGTATGTCTACGATGCTGCCGTCGCAGCCCTCGCGGGGACAGTGTTAGGTGTAGCAGGATATGGCTTGGGCAGAGCACTTCGCAAGGGTTCACTCGCCGATGATGTCAGTCGCGTTGCTGATAATGCCGAGACACAGGCATATCGCCATGCGGCGGGGGACATCAATACCATCCAAAGCGAAACCATCGGCGAAATGCAGAAAGTCCATGATGCATCCTTCGGGCAGAAAATCAAATCAGCCCTCTATGACCAGTTAGAACAGAATGGACGCATCATCGCCACCACCTCCGAGAAAGCAAGCGCCATCGTTGCCCGTATGTCTGGCATAGAGCTGCCAAAAGGTGTCAAGGCATTTTATGTACCAAACGAAGATTATGTCATCCTCCTCACCGACCGTATCGAAAGTGCTAAACGCGCCGAAGCCCTCCTTGCTCATGAACTTGCCGTCCACGCAGGACTGCGACAGAATCTCGGAGAGCGAGCCTATGCACAGCTCATGAATAGTGTCAAACAAGAGATGAATCAGGAAGGAACCATCTTCAATGCACTGCGTCGTAAATATGACACCCAAGACCCCGAGGAAGTCTTTGCACACGCAGTTGAGGATGGTGTATTGCCACAGGATATTTTCTCAAAGATCAAAGGACACCTCAATAGGGGATTGAAAAAAGAGGGGGTGACCGCCAAATTCTCGGAGAAAGACATTGAAGCCATCCTACGTAAACAGGTGCAGCAGAAGACACGTAATCCGCAGGGCTACTACGAAAACCCCGACGGTTCGACCGCCTTCGCAGGAATTCGGTTCTCTCGCGAAAACCTCCTCAATCCACATCTCTGGGAAGACATCTACACCCTCGAACCCACCGTACGAGAAGAAACCCAGAAAGACCTTGGTACACGTCTACCGCGACCCTTACGCACCCTTCTGCAAAAATTGGGTAGGGGTGTAGAACAGGGTATCTACGGACTGTTGGCAAACTCTCAAAGTCGCACCGCACGCACTCTTAGTGGCTGGCTCTTTGGTGATGTCCGTGGGAGAGGTACGGGGAAGGTCAAAATCATCCCTGCCGAAGATCAGAAAGAGGCTGTCATCCGACGACTTTCCATCCCCGTTGGCGATTACCTCGACGCACGTTGGCGATGGATCAGGGCAAACAAAAAGCTCCAACTACGCAGCGCACAACTCGCCTTTGACAAAATGGTGACGATGCACTACAACGCCAAATATGCGGGCAACACCGCCACAGTCCTTACAGATGTACCTAAGGAAGTTGAAGAAGCCGTCGAAGCACTGCGCCGCTATCGCGAGATGCAGATTGACATCGGCAAAAAATCCGCAGAAATGTTCGGCTCTCGCAGCGACAACCTCATCGACAAAGACTGGTACGAAGTGGACGAAGAACTGTGGCGCATTACCGACATGGATGCACGGGAACGCTTCTTCGCCATGTATAACAGCAGTGATGCCGCCATGAAAGACCTCGAAGAATACTACCGCACCTTTGCCAAACGGGATGTCATTCGCGCCAAGATTGAGCGTGAACTCAAGATGAAGAATGCACGCATCGACGCGAAAAACAAAGAACTTGTGGAAAAAGGCATCGACCCCATCGAGCGTGTAGACGAAACTGTCACCGATGATATGGTCGAAGAATGGCTCGAAGCCCGCATCCCCGCCGCTGTAGAACACACCCTCAAGACCAACCTCGACCCAACAACGGAAAAGAACATCAGGAAACTCGGAGAACTCAGCTTTCTTCAAACCCGTATCCCCTTGGACACCTCAGGCGTCATGAAATGCAACGCAGGAACACCCAACGAATTCTCCTTCTCCTTTGACAACAACCTTCGCAGCTACGACCTCGACACCCTCATGCGCAAGAATATGCAGCGGTTCGCAGGGGAAATCGCCGCGAAGAACGTATTCGGAACGGAAGAAAACCTGCAAAAAGCCCTTGCCGCCATCCGCAGCGAACTCGAAATGAGCGTCGCACACGGGGATGCCAACGCCAGCGTCACGAACGAAGTGACACAGATCGAAGAAGCTATTAGAGAACTGCGAGGACAGCGACCGCGTGAGGATGCCATGACCCGCATCGGAGCAGTTGCACGCTTCCTACAGAACCTCACCTACGTTAAGAACGGAGCGAACATGGGCTTCGCACAGTTAGGGGAGATCGGCGGTGCAATCGCCTACGGAGGTGCAGCCCGCATCTTTGGTGCGATCCCTATGCTCCGCGACCTCGTTGCCAACATCCGACACGGCAAAATTACAGCAGAGGCATATCGGAAAGCCGAACAGCATATGTTTGGACGCAGCTTCGAAGCCGAGATATGGAACACACGCTACGCCGACACCACCGTACGGGATGCCCTCACACAGAAAGGCAGCACTCTCAACAAAGGCATCATCGTCGCCTCCGACATTGTGAACGCCCTCGGTAAAGTCACCTCTACCCTCAATATGCTCCCCAAGATGACCGAATCCATGTACCGTGATATGCGGACAGGCTTCCTCGTAGATGCCGTCGAATGGGCATCAGGGAAGGAATTCAGCAAACTGCGCAACCCCTTCTCCAAGGCAAAAATGAAAGCCTCCCACGTTTCTGAGGAAATGGCACAGCGCATCAAAGACAATTTGAACGCTGCCGTAAAACGCGACGGAAACGGTAACATTGTGTCCTTCGACATGGAGGGATGGCTGCAAAAAGACCCCGAAAGCTACTTTAAATTCTACGGCATGGGACAGACCCAAGCCGAACGGGCAATCGTCTCTGGCACACGGCAGGGCAACAAGAACCTCTGGAAAAATCAGAACTGGATGACACGAATGCTCTTTCAGTTCAAAGACTACAACCTCCGTGCCATCAACGCCCAGACCATGCGAGCACTCACCGCAGGGGAACTGGATGATGCCATCGCCTTTGGAATGTCTATGGCAACCAACATAGGTGCATACGCCCTCCGTATTGGCGCAAAAGGCGCAGCCATGTACGCCGTCGGGGATGCAGTGGGAGCAGAGGAATACTATAAGCGGATGTTTGACGAAGGGCAACTTCTGCGCATCGCCGCCACACGCTCTGCATTCGAATCCCCCCTGTCCTTCGGCAACGACGCCTACGAAGCCCTTTATGGTGCGCCCACCATCCGCACAACCGTCGATAGACAGCAGCGACGAGGGAAGAATCAGAGCGTTGAGGATAACATTGCGGATGCCATCAAACAGCTTCCTGCCATCCAGACAGGTGCATCCCTCAAAGCCGTTGCAGCCCTCCCTGACATCCTCACAGGGGATGCTTCGCAGAAAGATCTCAAAGCATTCTACAAAGCTCTTCCCATTCCAAACTGCATCCCCTTCATGACATACATCGACCACGTCATCGGAGGGAGCGGCTTACCCAAGAAATAAAGGAGAACCTATGGAACACAAAGTCAGCGTCAAATACGCGGGCGGACAGAAGGAATACACCATTCCTTTTGAGTACCTCGCCAAAAAATTCATCCACGTTACCATCGACGATGTGGAACTCACCTACAACGTCGATTATCGCGTAGAGGGAACACAAGTCGTCCTCCTGCGTGACACCGCAAGTCATCAGACCATCGAAATCTACCGCAAAACAACCACCAGCCGCCTCATCGAATTCAACGATGGCAGCGTATTGCGTGGCGACGACCTCACCACATTCCAGCTCCAAATCCTCCATGTCATCGAAGAACAGGGTCTGTTCGGCACACAGGGAGGAGGGGGCAACACAGGAGGGGAGGGGAGCAGTTACGCTTCCCTTTGGTTTGACAGCATTAAAGAAATGCAGGGCTACCCTCACCTTGCCGAAGGTCACATCGTTCGCACCCGTAACTACGACCGTACGCGGGCAGGGGGGGGGGCGCAGTACCGCGTCGTCAAGAACAACAAAGACAAATATGGCAATGCGATCCCGTGGGCAATCCCACTGGAAAATGGTCTCTATGCCATGCTGGATGAGCACAGCGAAGTCAACTACCGTATGTTCGGTGCAGTCCTTGACGGCATCAGCAACGATGAACCTGCCATGCGGCAGTGCCACCGCTATGCAGACAGCCATTTTGTCTACGATGACAAGGGGCTTACCAAGATTTACACCTGCAAAGTAGCCCAGCATGACGGCATCATCTACAAGAAAGGCACGGATGCCATCGTATGCAGCAGCGACGTAGACCTCTCAGGCGCAACCCTCCTCGTCGATGACAGTAACGCCACCTGGTTCGGCATCTACGTCTGGGGTGACAACAACGCACTCAACTACGAGGCAGAGCTTTCCGATGAAGTCAAAAGCGACCTCAAAGCAGATACCTTCTACCTTCCGCACGCAGGGACAGACCTCTTTCATCAGAACACCGTCATCAAACTTGAGGAAGACCCCTATTGTGCACGCGACGATTCGGGCTACCTCTATACCGTCGCACGGCGGGAACTGCTCGTACATGACATGGATGGCATTTGCGTCAGTCCCCTTACAGACGACTGGCGGCACGCAGGAGGAGAGGAAATTAACTGTGCCATCTCCGACCTTGGCAGCGGTACAGTACGCACCGAACAGAGCTTCACGCACTTTAAGGCATCCTTCACCTACCTGCCCGCCGTACGCGGAACATTCGTCGGATGTGACGTGCGTCTTGCCGTCTCGGCGGGTAAATACTGCTCCGTCATGTGGTGCAAGAGACACAACGCCACCATCCGAGACTTTACCTTCCGACCAAGGCAGGGAGAGCTTCACAACCGTAAGTTCAAAAATGCCATGATCTACCTCTGGGACAGCTACAACGTCACCGTCAAGAACCTCCAAGGCTTCAACGCATCGGGCAAGAAGAATGGCAAAGTCAACGGCACATCAGGCTATATGCTGCGCATCACCAACTGTTCCGACGTACACGTAGAGGACTGCAATATGCAGGGTTATTGGGGTGCGACTGCGATGGACAGTGTGAAGAACATCCACTTCAAACATTGTCACATGAATCGCCTTGACATCCACGACTATTTCAGCAACCTCTACGCAGAAGAATGTGTCTTCTACAACCATGCCATTCAGATTGGATACGGCAGAGGCGTTGCCTCCTTCACCAACTGCATCTTCCACTACAACGACATCCCCACCGATTCCTACGGATCGGCGCACATGGTAGAGTTTAACCTCACCTACGGGCGCATCTTTGAGGGACTTGTCAACGTGGACGGATGTCGCGTCATCGTCCACAACCCGCCCGACAACGAGTTCAACATCTTCAAAATGGAATTCTCCCCCGATGCCACAGCCATTACCAAACACTTCCAGTTCCCCGAAATCACCTGCCGCAACTGCCTCATTGAATCCGCAAGCACCAGCACCCACTTCGCGGGCTTCAAGATCACAGGAACGCGCCGTGCCACCACCAGCACACAGCGACCCACCCACGTCTATGGCAGATGCAACGACGGCAGCGTCACATGGAAGTACATTGGGCGCGGCGTCAACTGGGGAGGGGAGCGCACCTCCATCAACAAAAACGAAGTCGTGCGCGTCCATGAAACCTTTATTGACACCGAGAAAAAGACCCAGTTCTACAACACCCGCTACTACATTTGCACCAAAGCTGGGGTACTCTCCTTTGCGGAAAAGCCTACGCGTACCGATACAAACGAATTCACCTGCGGCACAGCCACCCTGCGCTACGCCCCCGACATCCTCTGGAAATCCAAATACACATACAGCACAGGCGACATTTGCGCCGTCAGCCAGTCCAACTGGTACGAACTGTATATGTATGAGTGCGTCCACGGTGGAACGAGTGATGGATACTTCCCCACCCACACGAATGGTACGGAACTGGACGGGCGCAACGACGCCGTCAACGAACCCGACGGTTGCTGGTGGACATACATCGGCAAGACAAAAGACTGGTGCGGCACATGGACAGCGAGCATGAGCGTTTCGGCAGGGCAGAAATTCATCGCCGAAGGACGCATCTACGAAGCCATCACCGAGGGCACACTTCCCGAACATCCTCCGTATGACACCGCATGGTTCGGCACACACAAATGGGGGACAGCCACCCTAAAATTCATCGGACAAGTCTGGCAGCATCACGCATGGTACGCCCGTGACGCCTACTGTGAAGCACGCGGCAACATCTACCAACTTGCCAAACACGACGGCACAACCAGCGGCAAACCGCCCACGCGCGGCAACCCCTACTGCGTCGATGGAGACATCATCTGGGAATATGTGTCTGGAAATGGGGGCGTGGACACATGGCGTGCACAGACCCCATATAGCATCGGCGATACTGTTGTCTCACATGGGAATACCTATCGCTGCGCCTTTGACGGCGTTCTCGTCATGCCACAGAAAACCATCTTCGAGAACATCATCACCAACATGAAGGGGCATATATTCTGGTTCTACCGAGGGACAAACATCCCGACACGGCAAGGCACGCAGCCGTGGGAACTTGTCGTACGGAACTGCAAAGGACTTTCCACATCCCCCGAAGGTATGACAGACTACTTTGGAAGGAGCAGCAACCCCAAACCCGTCCTTGCAACGACTACCGAGGGAGCAGCCCCCACAGTAGACAGCTATACCAAGGGCGAAGTCAATCATCTTCTGGATGGCAAAGCGAACAGCAACCACGGACATCATCTCCCTGCCCCAGAAGCCGCAGACAATACAAGATTCCTGCGGAATGATGGAACGTATCAGAAGGTCACACCTACCGCAATCGGCGCATACACGAAAGGAGAAACCGACACGCTGATCGGGGGTAAAGCCCCCCTTGCATCCCCCGCGCTCACGGGGAAACCGACCACACCCACAGCGGCAAAAGGGACGAATGACACGCAGATCGCAAACACCGCCTTTGTTGCACAGGCAGTCGCAACCCTTGTGAACTCCGCACCCGAGACGCTGGACACCTTGCAGGAACTCGCTAAGGCACTCAACAACGACCCGAACTTTGCGACAACAATGTTAAATCTGCTTGCAGGGAAGGTCAATAAGAATGGCGATACGATGAGTGGCGGTCTCACATTTGCGCCAAATACGGTAGGTCTCTGTGGATATGTCAACAATGATCAAGACTATTGGCGATT